TTTGCGATTGCGATTGCGATTCTGATTGGGAGGTGGATTCAGAATCCAAAACTTCAACGTTTTCCGTCAAGACATCGTCGTCGATAGATACCTGATCGCCGATTGTGTTATCTAAAATCGTTTTTATCAATCCACCGGCGGCCATTTCCAGCGAAATCGCGTCACTCATTTCACTTTGAATATGATTAACAAGACTATCGTATTTTGGCGTGATAACGTCATTCATGTCAAGGATTTCTTGCGAAGTCAATTCTCTGTTATATATAAAAAATTCTGTAAAAGATCCGGTGAAACTCAGCGCATCGGTATTCAATTCTGCAAATCCTATGGAAAGATCTAAGTTTTCTGCGCTTTGCAAATCATTCATGTATAAATCAGTATTTGACGTAGTGTTGAACCAACTATCCTCCAAACTTCCAAACCCTGGAAGACTGACGCCATCTTTAAACATGGAAACACCTGAATTAATGACAATACTTAATTTTATGTCTTCCCCGAGATCCATCTGTTGAGTTGCTGAAAATGTATAAGTTTTCTTTCCCGGGGATTTGCACGATAATATGAGATAACGGCTATCAGTGATTTTCAGCTCTAAGTTTCCCAGAACAAAAACGATTTGGTCGCCGGTTGTGCTTATTTTGAAGCACGCAATTATAGTGTGAGAATTGTTATCTGTAATTAACTCGTTTTGGATCGTGGTAACGACGGCACCCTTTTTCAAAACAAGGCCGAGGTGTAAATCAAAATGGACTAGTTGCGATTCATAATTACTTTTGACCTCTTCCAAAACGTAACCCGATGTCAAGTCGACGAGTCTCAAATTAGGATACCCTAAGAAATCCCACCTGTTTGCTAGACTGCCTGTGACCAACGTCTCAATGTCTTCTCGACGTTCTATTTCCTTCGTCACTTCCTTCGAACCGAGCACGTAATTAAAAGACAGCCCGACAACACTGCCAACGTCTTCAATTTTGAAATTTATTATAGTATCGGAGCTGGCCGCAAAAACGCTATGAACTATAAGACTTTGCAAAACCCTAGAATATATCAAATTTTTGTTAGGCTCAAAAGCAGAGGCCGGTGAATTTGTTTGGACGTTAAAAATTGTGGTGATCAAAATACCCGGAAAGACAGCCGGGGAAAAGCTGGCGCTTGCGGATTCTGATTGCGACACAGACGCGGATAGCGACGTCGACAAGGACGCGGATTCCGAATCCGACAAAGACTCCGAATTAGACAGAGATTCAGAATTAGAGTCGGATTGCGACCCCGAAAGTGATGCGGACTCTGACAACGATTCTGATTCCGAGCGCGAGATCGAGCCCGAATTAGATTCAGAATTGGACTCTGATAAACAATTCGAATGAGATTCTGATTCAGAGTCGGAAACACAGCCAGAATTTGAATGCGACTCCGAGCCCGATTGAGATTCAGAATTCGACTCAGACTCTGACTGCGACTGGGACGCGGATTGTGATAACGACCCCGACTCGGATTCTGATGTTGACATTGATTCGGATTCTGACGTTGATTCAGACGTTGACTCGGAACGAGATTCGGAATTGGACGGGGACTCAGATGGTGAATCGAAAATTTCTTTTGAATTTGTGACAAAATTATTCGGGGTGGTGGGCGGCACTGTAAATTTATTTTTGAACGGGGAATCCTCTTTCAGGAAATCTAATTTGATTTCGCCAGATTTTAGAGATTCAAACATATCGTCATTGACTTTATCGACAAGCGCTGGCATCAAAACTTCATGCAGCGTGTCTTCGTTCAAATTGCCCCGCGGAACTTCGGAATCGACGACTTGGTCGTACATGACTTCATACAAAAGTCTTAATTTTTTCGAAGCAATTTCGATTTCGTATTCAATGCTTAACGTGCCGAAAGGGGATATTGTCACATTCAATATGCGAATGCTATCTATGGATTCTACTAATGACACGGAATTTGATTGGTCTGCGGAATCAATCGCCCCAGTTTGCGCAAACATAAAAGCAGAAGGGTTTTCCGTGTTTTGGGCGATTTGGGGCTGAGATTCGGGTTCGCCGCCGGTTATTATTTTGAACGAATTTTTAATCAAATTTTTAAAATAATCTAGGTTTTCGTAGACTTCGTCCACGCTCGAAAAACCGCCAATGTTTAGCGTCGAGCTAATAACTACGGCTCCAAGATCTGGCAAACTTTCAGAATCTTCCACCAAAATTACGTCACTCGCTTGGATGGATTCAACGAATTCCAAAGTTTCGTTAAATCCAAGGTAAGTGTTTTCCGGCGCATAATTCGTTGCGCCGTTATCAAACAATTTTGTGAAAGTTCCCTTTATCAAATTTTGCTTTGATAAAGATTTGATTTCATTTGCATAATCTTGTTCCGAGGTAAACTTATTCGAAATGATGTTCACTTGCAGAGTAACAGAACCTATCGTATCTTCAGAGTCTTCCATCGTTCGAGTCATCATGGTAGACAGCATCGTAGGCGTTGTTTCAACGTCTTCGGAAAAATCCCAAGGTTGCAGGATGCACCTAGTCCTAGCATTTTCTGCATTAATGAAATCGCTAGTGACTGGCACCAGATTAGAATTATCGTTTCTGTAAATTTCCATTTTATTACCACCACCTACGTTTATTCTTGCATAGACCTTGTATACCTTGTAATCGACAACAAGCTTAAAAGCTTTTGCTCCATATGGTATAGAATAGCAAAAATTGCTGAGCTCTGCACATTCATTCACTGTGCTAGACGAAGAATACGTTAAATTTCCATTTGAATCTCGAGCAAATAGATTATTGTAGGTTTGGAGCGTCCAAAAATGACCGAAATTTTGCACCGCAGTTGGTATGGTCCCAACAAATTGAGAATACGTTGCTTGGTGACTTGAAAAGTCATAATCAGAATTAGCTACATCAAAAGAGTCAAAATCACTGGAATCTTCATTTTGTAGAAATCGGAAGTAATCATCATTCACAACAAAAACGTCGTCAAAAATGCCAACGCCATCGCTGTACGATACCGTTGTTTTCAAAACATCTTCAAGCTCCAACTTATTTGAAAACTCAACAGACCAGGAACTCGCATCCGAATTTGACTCTAGTTCTATGTAGCTAGAAGTTTGCGACAAATTGATGTGAATTTCGTCGGCGCCGTAAGAGTCAGATTCAGACTCAGATAAAGAATTATCCGGAGAAAAGGACAAAGATATTGAGTCGCTCATAGACTGTGATTCGCTAAGGGACCGTGATTCGCTCACGGACTGTGATTCAGATTCGGACGACAGTCTTATCTCATCCGTGACAAGAATAGATATATCTGTATGCGATTTTGAAACGGACGCGTACAAGTCGTCATCATGATGTAGTCTCCATTTTAATTGATTTAGCCAAATGGAATTGTTTTCTAATTCATAGCCTCGTTGCAAAGTGAACAGTTTAAAACTGACGGGTATGACCATGCTCGGTTTCTCTTGCAGCGTTACCGTGGCTTCTAAACTACCGGAACCGTCAAGACCCTGTGTTTCCGAAGAAGAAGATGTTGTTATGAATCCCTTTGTTTTTAAATTTTGTTCTATCAAATTCAAACCGCCGTCAGATTCTAATGCATTTTGCGTGGCTTGTTTTAATTTTGGAGAATAATCTTCTGCGTGAGATTCTAGAGTTTTAGCTTCCGTAACGACGATGACGTCGTCTTCTACGATGACATTTTCGTTCACCGAAAATACCACATCGTCCGAATCGTCGTAATTGTTTATATCGCTTTCTATATCGGAAGACTTGTTTTTTAGAAAGTCTTCGATGTAATTCTTGACAGAATCCAGTTCGGTTTTGAATATTTTTATCTTTGACGAAATAATGTAGTCGTTTAAAAACTGTTGCTCTGAGACTGAAACGTAATCTGGATTTTTCAATTCAATTTTAAATGTAATCAAGACGTCGTTATTATTTTGTTCGTACGCGAAGTCGAATGGCGGTTTGTTAGCAATGCTGGATACAGCGTTCGCTATCGCTCCCTGAATAGCTAATTTCAAGCTATCGTTGTCGATAATATCCTGGAGTAGTGTATTTTCTATAATTATTCCGCTCGTCACGGTGATAAATTTATCAGTTTCGTTCGGATCAAATTCGGGCTGAATAACATAGAGCACTTGTGTTAATTCCTCACTCCCTACGGTCAGCGGAAGTATGGTAACGCTAACAATATCTTCTTCCAACAGGCTCAAATCCACATAGGTCTCTATCAACACAAGTTTCAGCTGTTTAAAAGTTATATTATCGTCAAATACGCTAAAGTTTAGTGCGAACAAAAAATTCACTACCGAATCGTAAAATCTATTAGTTTGTATTTGTAAATTAGGATTTAGTTGAGGCTGTGGATCATCCTCTTTACCCTCTTTACCCTCATCGCGCGCCTCGCCCTTCTTTGATTTTAGAAGCATCGGGACAGCGCCCCCGATTGCCCCTAAAATTAGTAAAACAATCGTAATGACAATTATTATTATCTTTCTCTTCTCTAATTGCCCACCCTTTAAATTCAGAATGCGATCCATTTATTAATATTATACAATTTTTTTTAAGAATTATATGAACTTACGACTGGGATATGGACTTAATGAATGAAACAAATTCTTCTTTGTTCATTTTTTTTTCGGTATTGTTCTTTAAAAAACCAAAAAAATAGAATTCTGGCTCTTGCCCAATAATGCCAAACACTGCATTTCCTCCAAAATCTCTCATCATTCTACATTTATTTTTAGCCGTCTCGTCAAAACTGTCCCAATCAGATTTAGACTCGAAACAAAGTCGCTGGCATTTTTTATTGATTGCCACGAAATCGATGGTGTAGTTCAGCTGCTCGTCTGTATTTTCCGTGCCAGACGTCACGAGGTCGTAATACGGTCTGCAAAAAGCTTCGCTTTCGTAAAGAATCGTATAATCGCTTAAGGTGTTCGACAAAAAAACTTCGTGACGTTGCTCGCTCTTGCTTCTATGCATGTTGATTGCAATGCCACTGTGAATTTCGGATTGCTGTACAGATCTTTTGAGTACAATCTTGTAATTCAATGAAACTTTATGAACGCCTTGAACCAACCATTCGCCCAGGTAAAAATCTTTGCAGAATTTAGTTTTGTAGACTCGCACGATCCATTTCTTAACCTCCGAATTCACATCTACTTTGAGAGTCGTCACAAGCGAAGAATTTGCAGGCATGATGTATTCGTAAGTCGTCTCGTCCACTAACTTGTTGTTCCAATACGAACCACTCGTGTCTTTTAGAGCTACGACGCCGCCACCGTCGTCAAAGGTGGAAATTATACTGTACCAGTTTTTTTTGAGACCAACCGGCATGTCATAAATTATTCCGGAATCCCAATATTTCCACACTTTGAGGGAATTTTCGCGATTTTTCTTTAGCTCCGGTATGTACTTATTCCAGAAAGTGTCTTGAGCTGCTTTCAGTGTCACGTTCAAAAAATAATCTTCATCGTATCTTATTTCCGAAACTTGCAACTGCAGCGGATTCCACACGGCAAAATAACATTTAGTGCGCTTCAAAATGTAGCAACCAAGTTGCATCTGAAACCAATAATGCGTCGGGGCCGGGCCCGAGTCCCCGTTGGGGTACTCGTTGTGGCCGTAAATAGCCTCCGGTCCAGCTTTCTTTCTGTTGGCCGTTCCAGCCGGGCACTTGATTTCAAGCAAGGCTTCTTCAATCAAATTATCATGTTCATCATAAATTTTTACATCTCCATCTGGAGAATACGCTAAGAATGGATGCGTTGAATCAATAAGCAAACCAAAATGATTGACTTCAACTCTGCAGTTTGGATGTTTATCGCTTAGATGATTTTGAAACCTGTCGCAGGCAAAATCTTCGTGGTCTGAGCCCCATCTCGTAAAAAAATTTCCTTTAAACGTTGGATGAATCAGTTCTGAGATAGACTTTTTTACACTTTGGTACGGACTGTAACCCAAAAGACCACCTAGCTGCGACCCGGTAAAGCGGCCGATCCCGCTGGGTCTGCGGGAATCGAGCCATTCCTGCGTTCCCTGTTGTAAATTAGATATGTAAATCGCTCTCTCCGGTGTTACCTCTAACAATTCTTCCAAGTCCTTTTGTTCAACGGGCAAGGGCACGATGCATGAAATTTTTCTATTTTTAAAAACGGGAGGTCTTTCATTAATTTGCTTAAACTTTTTTGGAGCCTGATACGTTTCGTTTTCTTCAAGTTTGATTGACACGCCAATAAAAGACATTTCAAAATTAGGTTTGTTGGGTTTGCAAATTTGGATTCAAATTTCAATTGTCATATGGCTGATCAGGAAGAAATCAAAATTTTTAATTCCAAGGTGCCAGTTAGAAATGCGCCCATACCGTTCATCTGCGGCGCGATACCCCGCACTTCAATCGTCAACGCCATGTATGAAATCAACAGCGACATCGAATCCATATCTCTCATAAAAGATACCCTCACGCTCAAACCCAAGTCATTTGGCACATTTTCGGCACCACCCCCTTATCATCTGTACGAAGAGAAAAATGAAAAAATATTGTTGCCCCGGACGTTTGGCATCTTGCAATTTGGCCCCCCGCTTCAAGACAATAGAACTCAGAACATTGACTCAAAATTAGATCCGAGCATATTCGACAGCGCTTTAATATTACACCCGTGGCAAACCCAAGTCGTTGACCACGTTTACGATAACTTGCTCGCGCCGCCCTTACATAGCGCAACCTTGTCAGCTGCGTGTGGCATGGGCAAAACTTGCATGGCAATTGCTTTATTGTGCAAGCTGAAAATAAAAACGGCCGTCATCGTTCATAAAGAATTTTTATTGTCGCAGTGGCTAGCGAGAATCAAGCAATTTTGTCCTAACATAAAAATCGGAAAAGTACAGGGCGATGTTTTTCAGATTGAGCACGTCACCCTTGTCATGATTCAGACCATATGCAACGGAAAATACGACATGCAAAAATTTGACGAAATCAAGTTCGTCATCGTCGACGAATGTCACCATTTAGCAGCTTCTACTTTCCACAAATGCATGCGGCTGTTTCGAGCGAGGTACACGCTCGGTTTATCTGCTACGTTAAAGAGGGGCGATGGAAACGAAAGAGCTATTTTTTGGTTTCTTGGCTACCCCGTCGTTGCATGCACCAGGAAAAAAAATTGCAAGGAAGACCTACGCATAGAAATGGTATACACCAAAAGCTTCGTGCCAGAAATTAGAACGGCGCAAAAAACGCTCATGTATTCCAAAATGCTCACAAATTTGATTAAACTAGACCACAGGACAAACACGATCGTCAACAACGTCGTAGCTTTACATAAACAAGGGAGACATATTCTCGTCATTTCCGAGCGCATCGATTTGCTCGACACCATCAAGCGCAAGCTACTTGACCTTGACATCCAATCTGCTAAATACGTGGGGGAAAACAGTGTCAAAGCTAGAAAAATTAGAGATGTCGCCATGGAAAACAATAACATCATTCTTACGACGCGCGCCATGGCAAGCGAAGGCTTTGATCGACCCATAATTAGCGCCGTCGTCTTGGCGACGCCCCTGAGACAGGGTGCAAATCTTGAGCAGTCCATCGGCCGTTGTCAGCGGGAATGCAAAGAAAAACGGCACGATAACTTAATCGTCGACATTGTTGACAATTTTTCGCTATTCGGAACCATGGCGAAGGGTCGAGAACGGTTTTACACCAGCAAGGGATTCGCCATCAAAAAAATAGGCTTTCAAAAAAGAAGCAACGAACATTTTGATCACAAACCTAGAATTTAATAAAATATATACATCATGTAAAACATGAAAAAATCCAATTCTCGGCGCTCGTCTATTAAAATTTTAAACCTCGTGAATAAAAAAGGAATTTTGGATTTTAAAAAAGAAATCGCAAGCAAGCAAAACAATATTTATTTTGAAGCGCGTAAACTAGATAAGTTGAACAAAATAGAGTACAGGATCAGAAAGTCGCCGCGATTACCGAGCGTTCCCGACTCGAGACCATACAAAAATTACTTGGATAAAAATTTTAGAAGTCTTTCGACCCAATTTCTAAATTTGTCCAAAGATGCCATTTTAGTCATTCCCAATAAACCATATGCCAACATATACCAATTTGCTATTCGCTCATCCGACCGAGAATGGCTCGCGCTCTTTCGAAGAGTCGCAAAAAATGTAAAAAAAGGTCAATACATAAGCACGCATGGCCACGGCGTGAGCTATCTGCATGTCCGGCTAGAATACAACCCTAAGTATTACAAGGCATTTTAATTGAACAATCTAGAAATTCTCTACTTTAATTTTTCTGGTTGAGTTCAATCCGGTCGCAGTATCAGGGGCATAAATTACCAATTCGCTCGGTGCATCATCGGCAACGGTAAACGTCAGTTTTCGGTCCCCAGTGCATGGACTCGTTTCGGCACATCCC